TGATACTTGTATTCTTTTAAAGCCTCTCTTATTTTACCAACAGGTTTTCCACCATAGTCAATTACAATAGCATTGTCTTTATTTAATCCAATCTTTAATTCAAACAATAAACCTGTGTGTTTATTTAAATTATTTTTTTCCATTAGATCCCTCTGATTGTTTTTTTACAAAGTCTGCACCAATTTTAGGATCTAGTTGATTTAATCTAGCTAACATACTCATAAGTTTTACAACTTCTGCATATGGTCTAGTCATAAGATATTTCATTAAGTCTTGTAATTGCATTGAATCAATTAAATATGTTCTTGATCCAATTTGTTCTTTTTCTTTCTCTTTAGTCATCAGTTTTTTCTCCAAAGTATTTATTTATTGTTTTTATATTTTCTTCTGCAGTAGATATTATATCTAATAATTTATCTATTTCGTCTGTAAATTGAGGATGCTCACCTATAGCTACAGGATGATCTAAATAAACAATTACTTTTGCTTTAGCATCAGATATTTCTGCAGTATACTTATCTATTAATGCATTAATAAATATCTGTCTCATTCTTGCCCCCTAAATTGATAATACTTATCTTCAATAAGATCTGCATCATCTAAATAAGGATTAAATTTAGCAGCTTTAGATTCTCTAGCATCTCTGATAGTTTGATTTAAAGTTCTACCTTGCTGCAAACAACCTGCTACAAAATCTTCTACTTCTATTATTGCTTGTTTAACTTGCCCCATGTTTGACCTCCTTTATTAGTCTGTTTAAATACCATTGTGCTTTTTCTAAATCTTCTAATGGCTCTCCTTTAAATTTATACCTCGAAACATACTTTAAAACATTACCTTTTAAGTATCCATGGTACTCATCATTTTCCATACAATCACGAATAACATCTATAGTTTCTTTTTTACCATGCATATAATGTGATGGTGAATGTACATTGTCATGTTTTCTTTCATTTTCATAAGATATATCATGACCATGATCTTTAAAAGATACATATTGTCTTTTATTTTTTACCATATTTTCTCCTTATAGTATTATACTCTAGCATTTCAAGATCATACTCACCTTTATCTACATTACGTTTAACTACAAGTCCTGTCCACCACATTTGTTGTGTAGCCTTAGCATAATTTTCTTTATGATGCAAGTAACATCCTACAGATAGCCCCATAAGTTTTCTACCAGATGGTAAAGCACACATAGCATAATCAAATGTGTGTATATGACCTACTGTAGAAGATACTTTGTTTTTTAATAAGAGAGAACGAGCAACATTGTCACCACTAATAGGCTTCCCCATGACACCAGTAGGATAGTTGTGGCAATAGTACACACCATCAACCACCACAGGTTCTTGATATGGATAAACTTCCCAACCAAAACTTTCAAATTTAAAATCGTCTGTACTAATTGTTCCTTCAAGTTCTGGTATTTCATCTACTGTTCTATCTATCCTATCTTCATGATTACCAAGTAGCATGATTTTTCTTGGTCGTCTTCCTTTAAGACCTTTGTTAAATTTTTTTAATGCATCATGGGCATGTTCTATATCTTTCTTATATCTTCTACCTTCAAACTGTTTCTTACCCTTGTCATAGCTAGATAGAGAATCCATACTTGCAAAATCACCCATGCATATTATGGTATTTGGTTTCAGATCATGTGCAAATTTACCTGCCCATAAAAATCTGTCATTGTTTGCCTTTGGAGTACAATGAGGGTCTCCTATTACTAAATGTGTTGCCATTAGTTTAACTCCTTATCACGTTTATTTTTTAAGTATTCAATAAAATCAATAACATTATCTTCACTATCAAATTCTGCTACAGAATTAATTGCTAGATCTTGTTTGTTACTTTTTTTATCATCAGCAAAACCACGAAGCCCATACATAAATGTTGTTTGAGGGTCTGAAGTTGCCATTTTAATCATACCTCTTGCAATAGTAGAGCATAATTCATATTGCTCTGTAGTCATTGCTGCTTTACTATCCATTACTATACCACAAGTAAAACCTTTATCCCAAGGTGTGACTAAAACTTTTATTGAATTTGTTACATCAAACTTTTTTTTTCTTGCCATTATTTATACCAATATATTTTATAATTTTCTTTATTATATTCTACCACTTTATATTCAAATCCTCTTTTCATACTTTTTTTACCAAATTCATCTGCCTCTTTTTCCTCATTAAATAAAACATTAGTAAACATTTTAAATTTTTTATCTTTTTTATTTTTATATAATATAAAATATAACATCATTAGCACAAGGGTGGAAAATAGACCCCTCAAAACTACTCCCCACCCATTTAAAGTTATAATCTTTAAGCAAAAGTTTCCTCTTTCTTAGGATTATTTACTTCAGTGTACCAAACCCATTTAGGATTTTTACCTTGCGATTGTTGTTGTGGTAACAATTGCAATTTACTTCCCCAACAAGGAAGTTTGTATGGGCAAAATGAACAAGCCATGCCCAAAATTTTATTACCTGTTTTTTTAGTTCTAAATGTTTCTTCTATTTCATTAAAACATCTTTTAAATGGTACGTTATTTTCAATAGCTTCTATATTTTTTTCTGCAGTTGTTAATGCTTTAACTCTGTACTCATCATCATTCATAGGAGTTTCGCATACTAACCATTCTCCTGTAGATTTATTAATTACAATCCACCCACCAAATGGTGTTTTTTCACTTTCACCATAAAGGTATCCTTGAGGAATATATCCGAATGTATCGTCTTTTGCAATCTCTTCAAATCCACCTGCCTCTCCAAACTTTTTATCAAATGAATATGGCGATGCACTTTTAATATCCCACACTTTTTTATCAATTTTAACATCAAGCCTTCCTTCAATTTCTGATTTACTAAACTTGTGTTTAACTTTTTTTTGCTCATCTTCTACTTTTACTCCTGCTGATTTCATTACAAATATAGCTAATGCTTCAACAAGATCACCAAAAGTATTTCTCATTTTTATATTATATGGTTGACCTTCACCCTTTACATTTTTTGCTTCCATTTGTAATTGGCATAATGGTCTGCCTATACTTGACATTCTAGGTTTAAATCCTTCTCGTCTTTGTTCTGAAAATTGTTTGCGTAAGGCATTTTTACATGCCTCACCAAACTCTTCTACTAATTTATCTGATATTTCAATAGATTCTTTATTTACTTTATCAAGATATGTTTGAACTTTTAGAAGTATATCGTTCATTATGATGCCAATACATCTACAGGATCTTCAACTTGATCTACAACTTTTTTCATATCTTTATCAGATTGGTCATAGTTATTTTTCTTTGCAGCTTTATAAAGATCTACAACTTCTGTATTTTCTTTAGTAATAACTTCTTGAAAAACTCCAAGTGTTTCCATATCTTCTTTAGACATTTCTAAACCAGCATCAGCATTAACAGCAATCTCTGGTGTGTAATAAACATTACCACCTTTTTTCTGTCTTTTTGTATCTACTGATAATGTTGTAGTAAACATTAGTTTTTTACGTTTATTTATTTGATCTAATGCAGATCCAACTGGAGCAAATGCTGTACCTGTAACTCTCCATAAAGTAGGTAAATTAGAAACAGTATGCTTTTCTCCATTTGCTTTTATACCTTCAAATGATAACAAACCATACAATAATCTGTAACATCTTATTGTTCTTTGTTCTGCCAGTTGTTCTGGTGTTAAAGAATCCCTCTCTTTAAAAGGAACTTTACCACACTTTGTACCTCCAAGTATATCTACAGCCTCTTCTTTCCAATTTTTGAAAATAATAGATCTGTTTACATATTCAGATTTATCTGGATCATAATGCATATATTGCATTGCACTTATAAATGGTCTAAATGTTACGGGCTTACCATATACATTTTGACCTACACTAGAATCAAATGTAAATAAATTACCAACAGGTAATTGATTACCATCATCGTCTTCTGGTGATCTATTAATGCCAAGTCTAGGAATATTTACTCCTTTACTTGATCCATCATCTTGTCCAATGGCTTCCATAATCTGCTCATCAGACATCTCTTTTATATTTGCTATATTATTATCCATAATAGCCTCCTCAATTGTTAATTTGCTTATACCACATTTTTACTAATTTGTCAAGTATTATTTTAAAATATTTCATTAAGAAAAAATCCTATTAAAACATATACAATAACACATCCAAGTATAATTTCTAACATATCTTAGTTTCTCCTTCAGTAATCTCATATGGCAATCCTTCCATACGAGCAAACCACATAAGATAACTTTGTAGTTCTTCGTCTTCATTTATATAAAGTTTAGAAGGCTCTCCTTCAAACTCTTGCTTTAATAATTGGAGCATGTCATAAGCTTCTTCTTGCTCATCACTACCCCAATCATCTATTTCTTTATCTAGTATTGATACTACCATAGTCCTCCTTAAAATGGAATGTCATCATCATATACTTTTTTATCTAATGATGGTATTTCAATTGTTTGTACTGAGTAAGATGTAGTTGTCTCACGTTTTGCTTTAGCTACTTCGTTGAGTTTGTCTGCTATATCTAAAGCCTCACTATAATTATCCATATATAATTCAATTGATATAAGTGGATCAATATTAGTGTACCTTATTATTTTTAGTATTAGATTAGTTTGTGTCATTTGACCTCCTTCATATTTAACCAATCATACCCCATTTTAATCTCTGTGTCAAGGGGTATATTAAAGTTTATTCCATAATACTCTTTTAATGCAGGTATTACAGATGCTGTACCCTGTTTAAATATTCTACTCATTACAGCTTCTTCTTTAGGATAAACATCAGCCACAATAGAATCGTGGACTGTGTTAATAAGTAAACTCTTTACCTTTTCTTTTTTCATTATCTCATATATTTTTATACAAGCTAAAGGTACAATGTCAGCAGTAGCTAAACCTTGTACAGGATAATTTTTTATTTGAGTACCATAACTAGATCCACCCCAAGGCATTCTCTCTGCATATGGAAATGAATACTCTCTACCTGTAGGTAGTTTAATTCTTTTATAAGTTATAGCTTGAGTTTGTAATTCATCATGCCATTTAGTTATGTCTTTATATTTTTCTGCAAATGTTTTATAATATTTTTTTTCAGCATCTGTACCTGTTGTACCACCATACAAAGGTTTAAATGTATGTGCCTTTGCATCTTGTCTTGATACACCAATTACATCAGCAGTAAATCTATGTACATCTATTTTATTTTTTATATCTTCCATACCTTGTTTATCTTGTGCAAGAAATACTGCAGTTCTAAATTCTAGTTGTGCAAAGTCTACTTCTATAATCTGACCACCTTCAAATCTAGATTGTATAACTTTTCTTATTGGGAATGTACCACCTCTAGGTTGATTTTGAAAGTTAGGATCACGACTAGATAATCTACCTGTAGCTGTAACTGCTTGCATAAATTTAGGATGCAGTAATCCATTTTCATTTGTAAAGTTTTGTAATCCTTCTACAAAAGTATTTAAATATGTAGAGATAGCATTGTGCCGAAGTATAGCATCAATAAATTCTCTAAACTCTCCTTCAGCTTCTCCTGCAATTTTATTTAATGTTAGTCTATCTGTTTTAAATCCAGAGTCTGATACATCATACACACTTCTAGGTCTTTGATTAAACCCTGCAAGTTTAGCCATATTAGAATATGTAAATCCTTCACCATCACAATCAGAACACTTACTATATTTTTTATATGGTGTACCATCAACTTTAATTTTTTTTATTACTCCTTTACCATTACAATGTAAACATTGACTAGCAATAGTTTTGTATATAGGCTCAGAATTATTAGCTACTAAATTTCTAAATTGTGAAAAAGAAAATTTAGGTCTTTTTTTATTTTTCTTTGTAAATTTATCTATACCTGTATTAAATATTTTAGCCCACTCATTTTTATCTTTAGGTTTTTTAGAATAGATTAACCATGATAATTGTTCTGGACTACCTAAATTAATTTTGGTATCTCCCATTTTATTATATACAATCTTATCTATCTTTTGTTTTAGATATGCAAACTCTGCTCTATATTCTTTTTCTACTTGTTTGAGATCATCAAGATTTACATTTATACCATTGCGTTCCATATCAGTAAGCACAATTAAAAACTCATTCATAACTTTAACTGTTTTTAATAAACCTTTATCTTTATCTGTTCTTAAGTCTGCCATTTGAGAATCAAATAACTTTCTTGTAATAGCTACATCTATTCTACCATATTCCTCTACAACATTGGCAGGAATATTTTCAAATGATACACCTCTGTCCATATATTCTTTTACTGCATCATCTTTAGCACCTAGCTTTCTTCTTTGACAACACATTTGTAATGTTAAACTTTTTCTTATACCTCTATTTAAAACATACTCTGCTATCATTGTATCATATACATTGCCATCATATTTAAATCCTGCCTCAAGCAACCAACTTAAATCAAACTTAATATTATGACCTACAAGTATTTTAGTTTCATCTAGTATTTTTTGTATTTTATGATAGCAACCCTCATCAACTTTCTCGCTATGATTAGTGAAATAATATTCATCATTAATTCCAACACTAACTAATATATTATTAGGATTAAATGGTGATGGATCAAATGCACCTGTTTCTGTTTTTTGAAATGAGGTTTCTACATCTATTGTTGTTATCATATTTCCTTTCTAGTCTGTATACCTACTTATATATTTATCTAATATACAAGATGGATCTCCATGCCAACCTGTTATTTTATTTTTACTTATGTTTAATACTCTGGTATTGTTAGTAGGATCATTAGATGTTCGATTACCAATACCAATAATTAAATCTGCTTCAGCTGCCTTACCTGTTTTAGAATTTTCCATCATATCAAATGATATATGATCTCTATTGTGTGCATCTGCTGATGCTTGTGATATAGCAATGACTACACATTCTCTTCTCTTTGCTATCTCTCTTGCACTTGTATAAATTGCTCTTAACTTTTCATCTGTTCTAGCATATGTACCACCAATATTTATTTTATCTAACTGATCTATTACAATAATATCTGGTTTATATTTTTCACAATGACTATCTATATCTTCAATAGTCCAATCAACAGTGTCAATCATTTTAATATTGTCTTTTATTTTATTCCAATCTTCATGTGCTTTATCAACATCATCTATAATTTGTTCTTTATTGAGTCCTGTAAAACAACTAATAGCCCTCATTTGTGTACGAACTGCAGGCTCTTCATTAATAAATGCATGTACCTTTGCACCTTGTTCAGCAAATCCATATGGTGCTGCCACAAGGCTAACCCAAAATGCTGTCTTACCTGTCTCTGGTCTAGCAAATGCTATCATTAAATTTCCTGGACCAATTCCACCTATATTATTTTTTAATACAGATAAATTAAATTGCCATTTACTTACAACATTTAACTCATCAAGTAGTTTAGTTATATCATTTGTTACTGCATCTAATTTTTCTGCAGGTAATCCTGTTTTATGTTTCTCAATTATACTTGTAATAAAATTAAAGTCTGCAGGTTTACCATTAAATATTTCAGTAGCTTCTATTGCTATCTTCTGTGCAACATCTCTTTCAATTAATATTTTTATAATATCATCTGCTATTTCTTTTGATGGCTCTTGTGTTTCTTTTATGTCTTCAAGCAATTCGCTGAATTGTTCCTTTGCTGCTCGTGTAAGTGCAGGATTAAATACAGTAGTATGTAAAGAATATAACTCATCAATACTTATATCAGAGTCATATTTCTCATGTGCTTTTTGTATTGTATCATATAAGGAACTAAAGCTACCTTGAAACACATTACGAGATACCTGACCTTTATACTCTGTATAAAAGTTTTTATCTAACATTAATTTAATTATCTGTTTTTCTATCATCTAATTCCTTTAATAAAATTTGACTTATTGTTTCAGCGATTGCTTGGTCTCTTTGATTCCAAGTAGATCTATTAGATTCCCATATGTCCCACTTCCATGTATTCCATGAATCTAATATTTCTTTTTTCATATCTTCAGTCATTAAACATCTCCTCTATTTCTTTTGTTCCATAATATTTTAAATCATCTTCTAGTGTTTTAACATGAACATTCTTAATACCATAAGATTTAAGTTCATTAGCCATAGCAAATGATTTAGTTGTTGCATCTCGGTCTAGTCCTATATACAATTTTTTGTATTGTGTCAAGTATTTCTTATGAGATTCTTTTAATGATGTACCCATTAAAGCTATACCTGTTAATACATTAGATACTGCACATGCAGATGCACAGTCCTCTACAAGTATAGCTTCTTGGTGTTCTGTCAATCCACAAGTAAATGGTACATCTTTGTTGCCATACATATACCACTTTGGATAGACTTTAGAATTTAATCCTCTACCTACTGCACCTACAATCTCATCTGTTTCTGGATTTTTAACACAGAATACAACTCTGTTTTGTGCTATATCAAATTTTATTGTGGCTCTACCCCAACTCCAAGCCTCCCAACAATTATTTTTATGTAAATATTTCATTGCTTTTTCATCTGAATATACAGATGTAAAACTATCTGGTATTTCAAATGTTAAATTTTGTATTTCTTCTTTCTGTTTAAATGTATCAATTACATAATTCATATTTTTTTCTCCTTGATATTTACCTTTAGCTTTACATGATGCATGAAAACAATACCAATTAAGATTGTTGGCTGATGTGTCTACTGATAAAGTATTTTTACCAGAACAAAAAGGGCAATCCATTCTAACAGATGTATCTGGTGGAATAAATAATCCTTCTATTACTGATAATTGTTGCTTATAATTCAGTTGGTATTTCCTCGTAAGTTATTGTGTACTTGTCTGTTCTAAAGAAGTCATTAGCTTCTATCTTCATTAACCCTTCATTTAAATACTCAGCAATTGCATTCTCAACCATCTCTGTCGTTGGCTCGTATGGAAATGGTATTAGTGCTTTTGCGTCTATTCCTAGTCCGAAGATTCTTACTTTGTATTTTTTCATTGTTATTCTCCTTATCATACTTTGCTTTATTTGTCAAGCGATTTTCTTTTTTTATTTTTGCGTAATAACTTGGATGTCTAAACATTATACAAATCAACAACAGACATATCTGTTAAGTCAACAGTATATTCTTTTTTATTTATTTTAAATTGTATTTGATGACAGTAGCTATCCATGTATGGCATAGACTCATCTACTGTCCC